GTTGTAGACGACAGAGCCACGGACATGGATAGGAGTCTGGCTTTGGAACCTACCGCCTACCCAATATTTCTCGATGTCTTTGACACCACGTGTGAAGGCCACGTCTTCGAATCCAAGCGAGGAAAACTCTGACTTGAAATTGGCTACATACTTCTGAAGATCTGATTCAGATCCACCCATGATAATCTCGAGAGACTTTTTAATGGCATCACGGCATGCAGTCGGAGTCGAGGATCGAACTGCTTCGATGCCTGTCATCTTCAACTTTGGCTTCTCATACTCAACGCCTTCAGAGTTCCATACATTGAGGATATACATCTTCTTGGCTTTCCAGATGCCTTTGTCGGCGATGTTCTCTCGCTTCATTTGCATCTTCTGATCGTAAGCATGCATATAGTCGGCAAGCTCTTGATAAGAACGATCGATGAATGGTTCGATACGTTCCTTACAAATCTTATCGATGTATTGTATCACCTTCTTGGTGTCAGGAACATCATCGCCGAATACATTCTTGACGAGGTATTCGAGAGAGATATACACTGAGTCGGTATCAGAAGCCAATACGTAGTCAAAGTTTTCTGTCTTGAGTAGCTTGTTCAGATAACCATTGATCTTGTTCTCGATCCAACGAATGCTGAGCTGACCAGAGGTGGTGATGGCTTCGGCATTGTTCACGTCAAACCAACGGAACCACTTGTTACCGAGAGCACCATAAGCCGAGTTCAACTGAATCTTCTTGGCCATCTGCATGTTATCGAGACGTGCAATTTCCTTGACAAGCTTTGGATCCTTCGTCTTCTCGTATTCCTTCTTGCACTCGATCATCTGCTTCTTGTACTTCGTACGATCATCATACATACGATCCATAATCGATGGCAAGAAGCCACGCTTTTCTTTTGTATAGATACAAAGGTTGGCGGCGATAGTGCAGTTCGTTTTATTAAGATAGTCACCGAACTGACTAGCGCCACCAACAAGTAGGTCGTCGATCGACACCTTATCTTTCAAGCGTGTAACAAGAGTCTCGGGCGAGATGTTGTACTGCATAATAAGGTGAGGATAAAGGGAGTTAAGATCGAACGACACAACCCATTTACTCATGCCGACCTTCGGATCTTTGACGTATCCACCTACAAAGGCTCGGTCGGGCTTGTTCTTATCGTTAAGAGGAACCACGATATTGCGATCGAGCAAGTAGTTGTGAGTGATCACGTCCCACTGTTTCACAGTCGTCATGGTATCTTCATAGTTTACTTTTGCGTCATAAGCCAAAGCATAGACCAACTCGATCAACTTTAGCTTATCTTCGAGACGCTCGACGATCTCCACATCTCGAACGTTGTATTCGATGTAGAGTTGAAAGTTTCTTAGCCGAAGGTCGTCGAGGTCGGTATAACCTTCATCGCGGTAGTCAAGCTTTCCTTCGCCGAGCTCAACTTGAGCGATGTAGTCAAGTCGGTAAGATTCCTGCTCTGTGTACGTAAACTTCCTGTAGAGCTGGATGTAATCGAGGACTGCGATACCGATAGGCGCGTAGCATATACAGTCTCGTCCACGGCTGTTAACTTTGTATTCACGTAGCATTTTCCAGGGAGAGAGGCGTTCAGCGTGATCAGATCCAAGAACTTTTCGAATCCTGTTGACAAGATATGGGATATCGAAGAACTCGATGTTCCAGCCTGTGACAACGTCAGGCGAATAGAGTGATCCGTTCCAGACTTCGAGAAAGGCGAGTAAGAGTGCAGACTCGTCTGCGCATTTGTAATATTGTACATTGTCTTGATGCTCCTTATATTCACCGCAACCAAACGTAGTCTTTCTACCATTGCGGCCGATGGTAATAGCCGTGATTTCATTGTCTGCCTTCTCGATATCAGGAAAACCGCCTTCAATGCTGGTCTCGATATCGATCGAACAAACTGAAACGAGAGCGGGATCATACTTGATCTCACCCTTATACTTGTCATAAATATACATGTAAGGCCAATCAGAGAGGCCATAGATGTTCATGCCTGCCACGTTCTCGTAACTCTGCAGAAACTCTCGCGTCTCGGACATGGAATCGAATTGCATCTTGCCTACATATTCACCTTTCAGGTTCTTATGTTCGGTTTGTGCACTTGCTTGAACGAATAAATAAGGTTTGTATTTAACAGAAAACTTGACTGGTTTGCCGTCCGATATTCCACGTACTAAAATTTGATTACGATGACGAGTGACATTTGTATAAAAATTCATTGGATCTCCAGTATCTGGCCGCATTATTAGTTATACTCTAAACCCCAAATAAAGTACATAGTAAAGGCGATAAAAATGAAACTAACTGAACATTTTTCTTTGGCAGAGATGATTGTTTCTCCTACTGCAAAAAGACTTGGACTCAGCAATACCCCAACTCCAGAACATATCGAGAACATGCGTTACTGCTGCGAGAAGATTCTCGAACCAGTACGTAATCACTTTGGCAAACCTGTTCAGATCAACTCGTCTTATCGTGCACCGCTGGTGAACAAGGCAGTTGGCGGATCGAAGACATCACAACACGTCAACGGCCAAGCAATCGACTTCGAAATTCCTGGTATTGACAACAAAGTAGTTGCTGACTGGATCGGTGACAACCTTGAATTCGACCAAGTGATTCTCGAGTTCTACACAAAGGGTGATAAGAATTCTGGTTGGGTTCACGCTTCGATTAAGAAGGGCGGAGGCAATCGTAAGATGCGCATGATCGCCACGAAGTCGAAGGCAGGTGGTACAGTGTATACTACTGTTGCTGACTTTGATCCGTCGACAACAAAGGCAGCTGGTGCACCTACCATCAAGGCAATCAACTCACAGATCACTGACTCTGTCACACAAGCAAAACCAGTAGCTGCAGGACTTGGTCCATTAGCTGCACTCCAAACCAAATGTGGCATTACTGCCGACGGTAAATGGGGACCTGGCACTTATAAGGCAGCCAGAGATTATTTCAAACTGACTAACAACCAAGCTGCGCACTTCTTTGGTCAGTGTGCTCACGAGTCAGGTGGCTTTAAGGTATTCTCTGAAAACCTGAACTACTCAGATAAGGGACTTAACGGCATCTTCAAGAAGTATTTTCCTACGATCGCTTCGACTGCAGGTTATGCACGTAAGCCAGAAAAGATCGCTAATAAGGTTTACGCTAATCGGATGGGGAACGGTTCAGAAGCCTCTGGAGATGGTTGGAAGTGGCGTGGTCGAGGCCCGATCCAACTGACCGGGAAAGACAACTATACAGCTTTTGCCGCTGACGTAAAACGTCCTGACGTCTTGAAGAATCCTGATCTTGTGGTTGGTGAGTTGGCTTTTGAGTCTGCATTATGGTTCTTCCGTAAGAATGGATTGCTTGCAATTGCAGATAAGGGTGTAACCGATGCTGTGATCACTCAAATCTCGAAGCGAGTGAATGGCGGTACACACGGTCTTGACGATCGTCTGAAGAAGACGAAGCAGTATGCCAACTGGGGCTAAATCTTGTTACAGAATATCTGAAGAGTAACTCTCAGTTTACCGTTAGGATGCACAGGAGTCGTGCAGTGTTCGTGACCTAGGTCGTTGATCACTGCACGATTTCTTTTAGGTAAGATGGCTTTGATCTCTGCACGATCCTCGTACATAAAGTATCCGCCATAATCGCGGTCCCATTCAGGATTTAAATATACAGTGATAGCTGCCTGTTGTCTATCTGTGTCAGTATGCCAGGGAATATAGCTATGTGCGGTCCAAAAGTAGAATAAGATAGATCCTCCTTCTACCGGTCGATATCCATAGTTCATTGTACTATTGTAGATATTTTCAAATAAAGAACTATCTCTATAGATGTTATGACATAAAACTGGATAGCTATCTTTTACAATTTCATACGGCCAATTTGCATTAGTAAAAAACACATTATCTCCAGCTCCATAAATCTTTGCCGCAGAGTCATAACAGTTTTGGTAAAGTTCTTCTGATAAAAAATTATCTACTATTTTTACCATAATTATCATCCCATAAATTGAAGGGGACCGAAAGGTCCCCTTCTTTTTACTTGGTTTTACCTTCTGCCAAGAATTCGGCAGCTTGCGACGGATATTCTTCGTCGTTAATTTCTACCTTCTTCGGCTTTTTTTCTTCTGGAATAAATGCTTCCAACCAAATCTTCAGCATGCCATTAACGAGAGAAGAACTCTTTACTTCAACGTTATCAGCGAGAGTGAATTCGCGTTTGAATCCTCGCTCGGCAATTCCCTTATAAAGATATTCAGTAGATTCAGGCGAGTCGCACTTTCCATGGATAGACAACTTGCCTTCTTGCAATTCAATATCAATCTCTGACTTACCGAAACCAGCAACGGGCGCCAACAAAATAGCGATCCATCTGTGGGATCATTGTTGTATCAAACTTCATATATTTTCTCCTATTAAGCGAGGTTATGTTGTGTCACCCAGTAGGCGTGACGGTTTTATTTATAAGATAAAGCTGGACACCAGCCTCAAGAAACATCTGTTTTGTGATGTCCCAACGCAAATGCGGTCGATCTTCTGTAGGTTCATATGATACCACCTTCGCGATACCTTTCTGAATGATCGACTTGGCACACTCATTACACGGCAACAGCGGACTGAAGAGTGTGCAACCTTCGACAGAGAGCGGTGCATTATCAAGTGCGTTACGCTCCGCGTGTGCTACGAAGAGGTATTTTGTTTCTTTGTCGTTATAACGATCAGTGAGATCCTTGATACCACGAGGAAATCCGTTAAAGCCCAGTGATACCACACGATTCTGCTTATCGACGATCACACAGCCTACCTGAGTAGAAGGATCTTTCGACCATGTAGCTACATGCTCGGCAAGACTCATGAATCGGTCAGCCCACTTACTCACTTCTTTTTCTCCGATTTAACGATACGTTCGCGCAGGCTCGATGAACTATAATCGTGCTTGCGACAGCAATAGTGGATTGGAATGCCTAAGTCAGCTCCTGTGAAATCGGTTCGATCAATGTAATCTGACCCGAGGAATCGAACACTCCAGTCGAAACTTGCAAGTAGATTATAAAGATCCGCTTCTGTGTCATATGGAATTACGTGATCGACATATTCACACGAATCTACCTGCAAGTATCGCTCGTACATACCTTGAATCGGTTTATTTTTCTCGGGGCGATCGATTGTAGGATCTGACTGAAGAGCCACAATCAATCGATCGCATTCCTTCTTTGCTTCCATTAGCATAAGGACATGACCTGCATGAAACAGATCAAAACAACTTGCTACGATACCTACGCGTTCTTCAGATTCCATTTACCAAAACTCCTATCACCATTCCTATAACAAGCAAAAGCACCATATAGAGACAGCCTGATCGAGTCAGGCCGTCCCACATCTCGCGTTGACGAGGATGATTAGTCATACTCGATGCCGTCATCCTGCTTACGACCCATATAATGGTCGTCACTTACACAATGAAACTGTGCCTGCAGACTGGTATTGACGATAGTCTTTGTCACCTGTCCAGCAAACTCTACACACTGCTCCGCACTGCTAGTCTCATAGACATCTTTTGCAAAGTACTCACCATCGGCGGTGAACAGATATACGATCAACCAAAAACTCATATTAGTTTACCTTTACTTTTACGAGGTTAGCAGGAGCAACGCAGTATAAACCTGCATCGGTATCGACCTTAATCAGACCGCCATCATAGCAAGCCTTCGTGGTTGCTTCAGCCAGAGCTTTCTCAGCATTTTCGTTTTTGATAGCTGCTGTCAAAATAAGCATCAACAAAACAATTGCAACAGTCATAAAACCGGCGAAGCTGAATACGGCTTCAAAAATCTCTTTAACAATTTTCATAACAAATTCCTTTTAATTAACGATTCATCCACTTTGCATACAGGCCAACTTCACGGCCATATGCTTCTATCTCCCAAGGAGCATCGAAGTATGCATCTTCTTTGCTCTTTGGTTTCCAGATTTCACCCATCCACTTGCTGTAGATTTTGAGACCGCCACGAGCAGCAACCGCATGACCGGTCTGAAGTTCGTTTTTGGCGTGTTGTTTGACATGGACCATTTCGTGGCCAAGAGTCTTGATCATGGCACCAATGTCTTGGCTCTTGAGGCCGATGGTGAACCACCGAGGATTCTTAAAACCATCTTCATCTACGCATTCGCCTTCGACGTCAAGGTTGTTGTAAACTTCGATGTCGAGGGTGATGTTGCGGGCCATCCGAGGATCCATCAGTTGGTTGGCGAAGAACTCTGCGGCTTCCTTGAGGAGGGCCTTTTCTTTACGCTTGCCAATCATACCTGTGATCGTGATGTTCATGTTTTCGTCCTTCATCATTATAGGTCCACCTTACCAAACTTTTGATAAAATGTACATGCTAAAAATCAACGTGAACGATAATTTGGTCTCGGAAAATCTCTGTCTGCAAGTTCTGGCGTATCAGGATGGACATAGTGAATGAACAGCTGAACCAATGAGTCAATCTCGAGTGGATCTCGCCAATGCCACTTTCCTCCATACTCATGACCGCCATTAAAGATAATGGCATCTCCTTCATCGAGGTCGATAGGAATGGCATCGCTTTTGTCTTCGTTCTCACTGAACCATAAGAACGTATTGCCTTCACCTCGTTTAGACATAGTCAAAGTCATCGAGTATTGACAAGCTTCTCGATCGCGATGGATCTTGAGTTCAGATCCGCGATAATATTCTCGTGAATAAGAGTATGATGGCACCATGTCCTCAATACCCCAAATCTTTTCTATGATATGCTTGCAATAGAGAAGAATACTATCATCGAAGAAGTTACGATCGACTTCTTCGATATGCCCATCAATATATGGTCCAAATTCTGGCTTTCTCATTCCTTTTGTGTGTGTGATGTCGATAAAAGCCTTATACATCTCGATCATATCAGGAGACAAAACTCCTTTGATCTTTACGAATCCATTCTTTTCAAACTCATCTCTGTAAGATGCAAACATACTGTCGTCAATCATATTACCTCACTTACTGGTAGCTCTATAAACTCCGTCCCACTTGAGTGGTTCATCAGTCTTCAAATCATATATTCTTTGTTCCATCATAGCATAGTATGCATTGAGCTCTTCGTTCCAGCATCGCTTGAGATCTTTTATAAGATTCAGAGCTTCATCCCATTTGCCTTGACGATAGAGATCGAGGAACTTCTTATGTAGTAATTCTCCAGCGCCGTCAGAAACATCGAGAACGGTGTAGATTCTTGCTGGTTCTGTCTTACCTTTGACAGCAATCAGATCGAGTTCGACTATTTGGTATACAGACCCCACCAATTCGGCCGTTTGTGGCCCGACGATGAGTTTAACTCCATAAGGCTTGGTTTGACCTTCCAGACGAGCAGCCAAATTAACGCCGTCGCCCAGACAAGTATAATCGAAACGCTGATCAGAGCCCATATTACCCACAACCACAGTGGCAGTGTTAATACCAAGACCCATACCGAAAGCTGGAATGCCTTCTCCTTTAATCTCTTCATTGAAAATCTCCAAATCTTTTAACATTTGAAAGGCAGTTCGAACAGCATCTAATGCATGCTTATTGTTATCGAGCGGAGCATTCCAGAATGCCATTTGCGCATCACCAATATACTTATCAAGTGTGCCGTTGTTTTCGAGAATCGCCCGTGTCATGACTGTCATGTAACGATTCATAATAGAAGTCAAGCCTTGGACATCATCTCCGTAGTGTTCAGAGATTGTAGTAAATCCGCGAACGTCTGTAAACATGATCGAAAGATCACGTGATTCTCCGCCAAGCTTCAAGAGTTCTGGTTGTCTTTGTAGTCTTGCTACCAGATCTGGGCTCAGATATGTGCCGAACTGTTTCTTAATCTGTTGCTTCTGTAAATACTCTGAGATAAATTTCACTGTATAGATATGAATGTAGATCAGCAGCGCGCCTAATACGTTGAAGCTGATATCCATCATTATACCATAAGTGCCGAATAAGTACACCGGTAAATACACATAGGCAGCAATCAATGCTGCGATATATACATACGAGAACTTAAATCGAGAGATAACTACCAATGCCAGGAAAAGAAGAAGAAACCCGCCAAGATCTACAAGCGGAATCCAATTCGGAATCGACACAGAGTCCCCATTTATCAGAGTCTCAAGAATACTCGCTTGGAGTTGATGGGGATGTTGGGCACCTGAAGGAGTCGCTACAGGGTTACTTAGCCCAGCTGCAGTCACTCCAACAATCGCGATTTTACCTGCCAGATCGGGCAAAGGACCCGCACCAATTTCGTATGATTGAAATTGGTAGTTCGGATTGATGAAGGTTCTTCCATACTCGTCTGTTTTAATTGTTTCAAAAGAAGGAATTCGTAATGCTTCAACCCCAGTCTGATTTATCTTGGCTTGATACGAAGAGTCTCCTGCAGCTACACGCAGCATCTCTAGAGCAAATGCGGGATAGTATTCGCCTGATGACTCAGATAGAAGAGGAACTCGCCTTACAACCCCATCAGTCTCGGGTAGGGTTGACGTTATCCCAACACCGGCTGCGGCTTCTTGAAGAACTGAGACATTACTTAGAACGCATGGGTATTGAGGAAGAAATTCAGTTGCTTCTCCATCGCCGATTACGGCAACGCCTGTCTTCCGAATTGTCGCGCTTGCCCGTGAACAAGAGTCGCTTACCGTCTGGCTAAGAACGACAGGATATTGCTTTAGCGAATCCGCAAGATCTCGATCAGTCCCCAACCGATCACGCTCAGGGTAAAGTATAGTGCTACCAACAAGAGCAGCCCCTCGGCCATAGACCTCAGAATGAATGTCAGCGTAGACTTTACGCGGGAACGGATATTGGCCATATTTCTCAATCGCTTTCTCGCCAATATTTATCAAAACGATCTGTTCTGACTTCTTTGGTTCAGAAATCATAAGGTAGTCGTAAAACTTGAGGCGAGTGGCTTCGACGAGATATGGATCCGAGATCTTTACTGTCATAAGAAGAGCGAACGTAAAGATCGCCAGCCATGGGCTCAGAAGAATCGATTTAATTTTTTGTGTAGCTGTACCCACTGCAAGGTCCTGTCGCGCATGTTATTGTCATTGAAGCGGAGTCAGTAGCACTCGCAGCAGTTTGCGATACAGTGACTCCAATTCCTGGATTATTTATTATCAGTTGAAACAGCTTTTGTGAAGCACCAGATTGAGTGATGGTTGCATTCAATCCGCCATAAGGTGCGCTGATATCTAAGAAGTGATTACCTGTGCCTTGTTGCAAAGTAGTAATTACATTCGAGTTACCTAAGATATTGAAGAACGCATACTTTCCACCGGCATCTTTCTGCTGAGCAGTCAGTTGATTTCCCGTTCCATTCATTACCAGCTCTGTATACTTACCATTATTTTGTTGTGTAAGAGATACGGTGTTATTATTACCAGTGACAGACACTTCGGCAAGATTGTTTCCGAGAACGGTAGTAGCAGTGCCTTGATTAATAGTAATATTGTTGTTGCTACCATTAATTAACATGTCTTGAGAACCGTTAACACCTCTGATGGCATTAAACCTTGAGAACTGTTCGACGTTGACGGTATTATTATCGCCGATATTTTGAATGTAAATCGAGTTACTTGTAATAGCATTCGTCTGGCCAAGCTTAATAGTCTGATTAGTCGTAATCGATACAGCAGGATATGCAGGCGCTGGAGGTGGAGGTGGAGGTGTGGTCGGTGCAGACGATCCTTCGTTTGGAGCTATAGGATTAAACGTGGTTCCATTCAGAGTTGTTGTTCCTTGCAACTGGTCGATGAACAAGATAGGAGAAAGAGCTGTGTCACCAAGATTGAATGACGAGAAGCCGAGCGTATAGTTGCCATCAGTCGGTACAGTAAACACGGCGAGTTGCCAACCAGTGGCACCATAAGATCCTACTGAATAGTTACCAGTTCCTTGATTGGTAAATCCGAGCAGAGCATAATTCTGTGTCTGACCGTTTAAAGTTGGAATTCCTGGTCCATTCGTCAACGTAATCATCGAGCCGTCGTTGTAAGGAACATAGTCGGTCGACAGATATTGCCAGCCAAACGTGTATGTAATTCCGGCTTGTAGGAATACGGTTCTACTCACAGACGAAGCATTCGTAGGATACATTGACCCATTCGAATAGATCGTATTTCGAATGGTTGTAATATCGGTTGAGCTTAGACCAAGCGTAGTCATGGCTGTATTGAATTGAGGAGAACTTCCTCCTGCTTGGACCGATATCATATAAGAACCATAAGGTGTAATTGTCCAGCACTTACCTCCACCTGGGCAATAGTTTTGCATGCCAGTTGTCACTTGAACTCCCTGACCAGAATCTGACCAACTCGTTCGAAGTGTGGTGGATCCGTTAGAAACTGTCCAACCTGCATAAGTTCCATCTTCGAAACCATAGTTCGAAGGCGTCTGCGCATTTAACTGTACGCTAAACGTTAACAGTAGTAGTGTTAAGATCCATCTGATCATCTTGCACCTGACTCTTGTATTACGGTGATATTTCCTTGTGGTCTACCTGTACCTGTCGTAGTCCATTTATCATCCATAAAATTGTAGGCGTCGACGATTCCATTCTGTACAGAAACGAGTTGAATTTCTGTGTCTTTTGGTAACCATACGATCACAGATTGATTCTTATCCTCTGAGATTCTCGAGTATACCCATCCGACTTGCAGTTGTTTCTTGAAAGTAGGAGATACGTTTGTGTAGATAGTTTCTGTCGGTCTTGCACCAGAATTATACTCTGCATAGATATTTTGAAGTTCATCTTGAGTAGGCAAACGAAGAGTAGCAACTGCGACTTCTTCTACGCCGTCTCCACCGGTATTTGGATCTTGGTTGTCATCAGATGCGGCTTTTGCAGGATTGACAAATTTCTTGAGTGATTCGCGAGCAGCGTTGATGAGTGATTGTCCATCGTCTGTTTCGAGAGGAGAGATCTGAATATTGTTGTCCATACCCTTCATTGCAGGGTTAATTACGACCGGAGGAGCAGGAGGAGCGTAAGAATTCTCGACCATCGTTGCTTGGAATGGCTGAGTCAGAGTCACGATACCTGCAGCAGTGATAACATCGATAGCTCCAGACGGGCATTCGAAGTTGATCTTTGTAATATCTTTATCGTTATAACATTCTGGAACGAGGACAACAGTCGATCTGCCGGCCTCATCGACTGACATGACAAAGTCTGTGCCTCTTACGGCAATCGTTGCGGTGGGTGTCCGTATACCAACACCGCGAGCGTTGCCATGAGCAATGCCACCAGAAGTATATCTCGCAGTTCCCAAAGCCAGCTTAAGACCAAGCTTGCCTTTGCTCTTATTGTTTCCATCATAGACGAAATCATCGATGACTAACCTTGAATTTTGTGTGATGTTAACTGTGGTGGCATCGACGAATCGAATCTTAAATCTACCCTGAGAATTGGTAGAGACGGTATCGTTCTTTTCGATACTCGAGCCTTTAGCAGCAGGTGCGACCTTTGCACCACGCTTCACGGAACCTCCGCCCTGAAACTCTGATATCGATCCCACGCCTGCAAAGGCGGGAACCGATATCAGAAGTAAGAGATTAATGGCCAGTCTTGATATTAAACGTACCATTTGAACCCGTCGACTTAAGATTGATTACGGTTTCCGAAGCTCCGTATTGCTGGGTTGTAATGGTGTTCAGTGTACCTGTAAGATTCACATAGAGCGAATGTCCAAATGTTCCGCCGAGACCTGTTTGTGTCACGTCGAAGTCATTGTAGTCACCTGTGACAAGAACAGTCTGCGTAGCATTTGGTGACAGCGCGTCGATATTGAACGTGTTGTTATCACCAGTGATATCCATCGAGTTACGGATATTTGCACCCGAACCATGGAACACAAGAGAGTTTGAATCGCCAGTAAAGCGAGCGTTCATATCGAACTGATTACAGATCGCGTCAGATACTAAAGTACCGCAACGAATGTCTGCAGTATTTAGGTCGCCGATTTGGCGTATTGTAGCTGTGGCAACTCCTGTGCCTCCAGTTGCGGATACGATTCCCATGTAGAGTTGGTTTCCGTTACCTGTTTGTACAGCGATGACACTTTGATTATCGCCGCGTAGGTAGATAGGATCACCAGAATCGCCAATAATGTTGGCAGTGCCTGTCTGAACAATGTTAACATCAACGTTTCCGCCTTCTTGATCAATATACACCTTGTTGGTGGTTGCAACTGCGGCTGCAGTCACTTCATTCGGAGAGGTAGTTACGATTGTTGGTGGTGTTGGGGCTGTTGGTAGCACTGTTTGTGCAACCGCAGATGTTCCATAAAGAAGAGCAGCGCCAACGAATAAAGCTTTACTTAACTTCATTTGTTGTTTCCTTTTGCTTAAATCTCCATAGACCTTTACGTTCACCATCCTTGATCAATTCCACAACGGCCGTTTCTATGGCTGAACGGATCGCATAACTACCAGCTTCATTCGATGTTTGTTGTCCATCAAATTCAAAAGCTTTTGTTGCCATGTCAAAGAATTTAAATGCTGTCACTCCCTCGGATGTAGAGAGCAGATTCTTCTCAACAGTGACAGAGGTGAGGACTTCACCTGTCTGTACTGAGACGAGTCGCATACTAATAGTAACTTGATCTTCTGCGTACTGCTGATAAGGACCAATTCCAAGGAATCGTGCACCGTTACCACCAGTCTTGGTATTTGAACTATAGTCAATAATACCGCCTTCAAGAATGATACCTGCAACCATGAGAGGAGGAAGCGGTTCTGCACCTTCTCCGAGTTGCTGTTCTCTCATCTGTCTGACAAGCTGACGTTCTTTAATAAGAGAATCGATACCTACGCGTTCGACTGGACGAAACCACTTGCCATCGCCAGTATCTGCCAATGTTTTGATAACATAAGCATCGGCGCCTTGAGTTACCGCCGTCGAGAAGCTGGCTTGAGTAGCAGAAGGTTTACGTTGTCCTGTTCTATCAGTGAACGAGTAGATAGCGATAGGAATCACTTGTCCATCGAGCTCTGGTAGATTTTTAAACAACTTAGGATTTGCAAATCTTTCTACCTCAGCATCTTCTCGTAGAAGATATGACTGATTCAGATGAGGATGCATTCCGCCTATGCAACCAGATGTTGCAAGAAGTATTGGAAGCAAGAGTAGTTTTTTCATGGCTTTTCCTTAGAACCCAAAGGTTGCGATAGGAACAGTCACGACTGTCGTATTACCAGCTTTGTCGACAACCGTCAACGTCACTGATGTACCAGTTTTTACATAGCTAATCGTATTACCATCGAGGGTGAATATGCCCTGTTGAGCAGAACCTTCAGCAAAAAGATTGTTTGAAAGCTGCGTCGCCAGCTGAGCATATACCTGAGATGTAAACAGTGCCATAAACTTGGCAAGCGGAGTGTTAGCTGCTTCGGATCTCGCAAGAGCTAGCTTTGCGGCTTCGGCATCTTTGATTGCTTGCTCACGAGAACGCTCTTGCGCATCGATTGCTTGCACATGTTGTGACCATCCATATCCATTGAAGGAAGGACTTTTAAACTGTTGTACAATCGGATCAGCTTTTGCCGGCGCGCTGAAGCATATCAATAACGTCAATATTGCTAGTTTCTTCGACACTTTCTTCTTCCTTTTTCTTTTCAGAAGAAAGACTAAACTCAAGCGAGAAGATCTTAATGATTTCAATCTTTAGATTTATATTCATCGTGATCTTCCTTTATCTGCAATACTACACTCACCTTCTGTTGTAACCGAATCATATCATTATCAAGCATGCGAACACGATCAATGAGAGCAATCAAAATAGCGTTTGTCTCACCAATCAATGGCATTAATTTATCTGTAACGAACTTGTAGATAAACCATACAAAATATCCCATACCCACCGAGGAGACAATAGGAAAACCATATTGTTTTACAAGTTCAGCAACCGTATTTAAATCCATTAATCTTTTCTCGCATCGTTCTTCCCGTCGGCTCGAGCGATACGATCCAGATCCGGTTTCAGTCCTAGTGCCGAACTTACAACCGCATCCATTCGGATAATGTCATGGTTCATCGTTCGAACTCGATTGTCGAGTCCCATGATAATACCTTGCATACCCTTAATGGCTTTCACAACACTTTCTAAAATATAATTAATGACGAAGTAAACAAAAACCCCAGCAATCAGCGCAGCTGCGATAGGGAATCCGACATCAGCAATCAATTTAAAAATAGCGTCGTAGTTCATACAACTATTTATACTACTTCGTAACTGAGGCGCTACACTTCGTACAAATGTTATTATATGCTCTGTCGATGGTCTCGACGTGCTTATCACTCAACCACATCTCGGAGAGTTCTTGTTCAAGAACATTACCAAAAATATAGTCGAAGTTATAGTCATTGCAACAGAGAATGGCATCTCCACTCGAGTTGATACTCAGCCACTCATAGTTGCGATCACCCCAGTTTTGACAACCTACGACAGTACGATTCTTCATACGATCTTTCATGTAGTCTTCTTCAGTAATATACTGAGCGATAAGACCGGTACGATCAATCAGATCAGACTTTTCTATATCAAACTTAGGGAACAGTTTCGTGGCAATATCTACTTGCCTCTGATGCTCTCCAGTCTGTAAGTCGAGATCGATGCCAAGCTCTTCAAACTTCGGGCCTTTCTTCAAAGATCCTGTCTTAAATGAGAGTTCGTTGACACCGTTGACGATAAGCTTCACTCTTCCTGCAAGTTTGCGAGTTACGGCATGATTATGCAGGTTTTCAAGATTCTCCATCATATCATCGAATCGCTTGGCAGGAAATCCTGATCTCTTCGACCAGACTTCTGCATTTTCATATGCAGGAATGTTCAGTGCGATTTCTTGAATGACAGAAGGAGTATACTTGTTGATGATATCGAGTTTATCAGGAGTCAGATTGACACCGTTGCTCAGAATGAAAGTCTTCAGACCATAGTGCTTTGCCAGTTCGAGTAGCTTCTCGAAGTCTTTGTACAGCAGCACTTCACTGTAGTGTGTGGTCAGAAAGAGATCAAAATCTGGACTGACGACTCCGTTTGGTGTCTCTCGTTCGACAATAAGTTTTCGAAAGATCTTCTCGACGTCCTCAATCGGCATCTGCTTCATACTCGACAAAATTCACCTCACGTGTTTGATACTGAGGTTATTTATCAGCTCTTCAAGAAGAGCTGGTCGGCATTCAAAAACAATTCGTCGAACTTCTTCAACCACATCGCTTTAAACTCGGGGTTCTCGGCACGCTGAGATGCAACAAGAACGTTCTTCAAACGACGGGCAAGTACTCGATCTGGTTTCATATAATAACTCCTACAAAAAGAATGGTAACGATAAAGGCATTTACGACGAACAGAGCCTTATCTTTGGCAACTACGGCTACATAAGCCCAAAGGCCTGCGCCGAAGATCGAGAGAATAAGATCTATCGTATGGAACTCAAAGGCTCGGCACGATGCGGCGATAATGACGCAGAGTGTGCCAATCCACTTGATGGTTTCGAGGAAATTAGTCACGCTGATAATTCTCCAACAGAGCAAAGCCAAACGAAGCGCAGCGATAAAGCTGACCGTTATATTCGAGGATGTCACCGACCGACATCGAAGAAACGAGGCGAGTAACCTTTTGGACCTTATCGCTATTCCAAAGGTTCATATACTCAAAAGCTTTTTCCATGTCATTGGTATCAACAGTAGCAACGTGAGTGTAGTACTGAAAATTTTCAGCTTTGAAAGTACCATCGAAACTACGATCGAAGTAAGCCTTGATGCGGTCGCTAGTTTCACCGCTATTGATCATGTCAACTTCGGCGTCGGTAAGAGCGATCTGGTAAACCTTAATCATTTTTTGTTTCCTTCTTTATTATAGGTCCACCTTATATTGTTTTCGAAATAATGTACATGCTTAAAACACAAAAAAACGCACTCAAAATCACTCGAGTGCGTTTTTTTTTGATCAGCGATCTTCCGTGTTAAAACTTTCTGCAAAGCTTTGGTCGCCGTGGCTGTGCCACGTTCCTTTGACCTGAACTCGTAGATACATGTTATGACGAGCGCCATATTCATAGATCCACGATAAGACGCTCGGAGTTATTTCTTTACCAGCTTCTCGTACCTCAAGATACGTTCCACCTTGCCAGTCTCGATGTGTTAGGATCACGCCTGACAGATCTGGTCGAAACCATTCTGGAAATACCTTGTTACTGTCTAGCATCCACGAGCAAAAATAATTCTTACAAGTCGAAGGTCGAAACTCGTAGATAGTACAAGCTTTTCCGAGGAAGTGGCAAGGGCGACCGGGGAACATTTCATGTCCCTCGATATTCGCGCTTTGCCACCCCTCACAACATGCGGTGCAATCACCACATGAGCGATTCATTACACGAGTCGTAGCTCTATTCGTCGCCATTTTTCTTTGGATACCTCTGATAATATGATTCTTCGATATTTTCTCCGAAGAAATCGATATCGAGTTCGTTGAGTTCCTTGACAACACGATAGCCGAGGTAGGAAAGGATTCCTACGACTGCTACGCCTGCAACTCCAGCAACGACCTTCTTCTTATCCATTTTCTTTCAGCCAATTTAAGATGTTTTCTGGAGTAGTTTCATCATAAGGATCTGTCTCGCAGTTATCTTCAAAACCTGGTTCGACGAACCACTTCTCGATCTTACCGTTATTGACGATACAAGCATAACGCCATGAACGTTCACCGAAGCCAAGGTTTTCCTTGTAGACGTTCATCTGCATATCACGAGTAAACTTAGCAGATCCGTCAGGAATCATCTTTACCTTCTTAATCTTCTGTTGCTTCGCCCAACAATTCATCACGAATGCATCGTTGACCGATACACAGACGATGTCGTCAATGCCAAGATCCTTGAAAGCCTTGAAGTTTTCTTCAAAACCAGGAAGCTGATACGTCGAACATGTAGGCGTGAAAGCACCAGGAAGTGAGAAGAGTACTACACGCTTCTTCGCGAAGTAGTCGAACGTTGTCTTATCTTCCCAACGATACGGATTCGATCCTTCGATAGAATCGTCGCGGACACGAGTTTTAAATACGATATTTGGCACTACTTCTGGCAGTTCGCTAAACTCGCCATCTTTAAACTTGTGCCAATAACGTTTAACAGCAATTGTTTCTGCCATAATATATTCCTTACCAATGATGGATTGCATTTGCAATCAGAAAAATGTTTGCTATGACGGATTGTACAATAATCAACGTCCGGATCCAAGCGACTTTATCAGACTCGCGATCACATGAAGTTGCTTTTTCGCCTAAAGCTTTTGCCCAAATACGCCACATAACTAAATTCCATGAATAAAGGCGAAGTGGGAGGATTCAGTTGTACCTCCAAGGCCCAGTCAATTACTATCTGTAATCTCAGCCTACGACTCGTTTGCCGGTTGAGCGGGAGACCAATCCCCGAGTCTACTTTATCCCCACTGACAAGGGGATTATTCAGTCACACTTCTTACCAGGTCCGTCGACCCAGATATCTATTTGCTCTGTGGGATCCGCCCCCACGTACCAGCCCTCAATGGCCGGATCTTAGTCTAATTGCACGGACTACCGTGTCCCAGATCAAGAGCAAAACTTATATTAGAACCTTACACCGAGTCCTACAAGACCACCATGCTGGCCAACGCCACCATCAAAATCGGTGTAACGGTATTCGATCTTACCATAGACTGGACCATAAAGGTTGGCTTCAACGCCACCGCCTACGCGGAGACCTTCAAGTTCAGCAGTCGTGGTTTGCTTCCAGTTGGCATAGCCAACCTTGCCATATACAAGTGCCTTATCGGCAACTACGAAACCGAGACGAGCTGCGGCACCAATGTTGCGACGATCAAAGACATTGTCAAGCGTAGCTTCAACGCCAACAACGACGTTCTTGTAAAGCTTTGCATCAAGACCAACACCAGCACCATATGCTACGTCAGTCGGATCAACTCCACCAGTAACATCATCTAAACCTGCAGTAACTTCTGCGCGTACACCAGCAAAGTCATTTGCCATAGCTGGAGTAGCTACAAACGCTGCCGCAACAGCAAGAGGAGCGAGATACTTTTTCATACATTTACCTTTTATTGTTGTTGAGGTCGGCAGTTTAAGACATACCGAGGTCTATTGAATGTAATGGCTACTGAGGTGTCGACACGCTACAGTCGGTAATTTCGCTCTTTACGTTCCTATCTTCCCCCAAATCGCTTGGTCGCCACAGGAACTTCCATCACATTCAAACTGGCTCCTCAAGATGGATTCGAACCACCGACCAGGCGATTAACAGTCGCCGGCTCTACCGCTGAGCTATTGAGGAATAACTCTTTATTTATATACTATTGCTATCTTTGTTCATTGCCATCTGATCAAGTACACGCTGTTCTTCTTTCAAACGAGCTGCTTTCGCAGCAGGCGTTTCAATCTTCTTTGCATTATGCTGATCACGCTCTTCAACCGTCATCTTGTTTGTCATATCAAGAATGATATTAAACAACCGATTAAACTCAGAAGAGTTAGGAAAATAGCGCTGAACTGATGCGAAACGATTTTCAGCCATAGTCAAATAATCAGAATTAGTCATTATAATCTCCATTTCTTATTATTCAATCTACTACAGTTTACATAATTTGTACACCGTTTATTTCCACCAAAGCGCTTTTATTGGATAATCTGCCGGTTTAAGGACATACCAAATTGATAGTGTGTATCGATGATCATGTGCAATCATACTGACACCATGCTTTAGTTTATGTCCATTGAAGCCAACCATTCTTCCGCATTTTGGTTGAACACTTACTGGCTCTTCTGATTCGATGTACGTGTTTCCACCTGAGTATGTATCATTCAAATACAAAACGGTTGTAAACGATCCAAAGTCTCCAGCTCTCTCATCAAAGTGAGCCACGTGTTCAGTGTTCGGAGATCTACACTCAATTTGTGCTCTTTGCACTAAGAAGTTCTCGTCAATCGGTGTAAGCACTTTTGTTAAAATGCTTTTGATATAGTCATCATATGGTTGACGATCATGACGTGAAACTACAGTTTTGAAAACATAGTTATAGCCTTGACCATGAAGAATCGGACTCGACTCGTAGAAACGAATCAAGTCTTGACACTCTTCGCGAGTCAACACATCATTAAGGATTGTGATATCTTCTTTAAACATACTTTATATATCTGGAGCCCTCGGCAGGATTCGAGCCTGCAACCTTTTGATTCGTAATCAAGAGCTCTATCCAGTTGAGCTACGAGGGCATAAATGGTACCGGATGACGGGATTGAACCGCCGACCCTCTCGGTGTAAACGAGACGCTCTACCGCTGAGCTAATCCGGCATTAAACTGGTACGGATGAAGGGACTCGAACCCCCACGACCGAAGTCACTGGTACCTAAAACCAGGGCGTCTACCATTCCGCCACATCCGCATGGTGCCTTTGGAGAGATTCGAACTCCCGACACGTGGATCTTCAATCCACTGCTCTACCAACTGAGCTACAAAGGCATTATAAGTGACCACCTGCAGTGTGCCTTGATTGCTTACTTCCGGACGTTGCAATCTTCCCAGATAGTCTTTACTGTTGCAACAGCAAGTGCTATCACCTTCTCTAGTGCTTTCGCTGCGGGGTTCAGCAGAGGTGGTCTATATTGGTGGAGGATAACGGGATCGAACCGTTGACCTTCTGCGTGCAAGGCAGACGCTCTCCCAGCTGAGCTAATCCCCCAATATCTTTAAACACAATTTTAATATTCGAAACTTTGTATATCTCTGCTAAAACGGTTTCATCTGTAAACGCCGCACGATTCAAAGGTGTATCGGGCACATACATCACACATTCTGCAGATTCGCTTCTTATATTCACATTCCCAAATGGTGACACAGGATGGATTCGAACCACCGGCTAACGGCGTATGAGACCGTCGCTCTACCACTGAGCTACTGTGCCATATTCTGGTGCGGACGGAGAGAATCGAACTCTCAACTACTGGGTGGAAGCCAGTCACGTTACCACTACGCCACGCCCGCATTAATTCTGCTACTCATTTATCAGACCCGCGAGTTGTGCGAAGTCACCTCTGACCCGAAGCATCAGTGCTCTACCAACTGAGCTATAAGGGCGAAATGGTCGGGAATGTAGGATTCGAACCTACGACCTCCTGCTCCCAAAGCAGGCGCGCTGACCAGACTGTGCTAATCCCCGTTATTGGCCTACTATATATACAAGTTATAGTCGACTATCAACTAATTTCCACATAATTTGTTCAATAATATTCGCTTCTTCATCCATATCTGCTTCAAACAATGCGTTCTGCAGGGATCCGACGTCACCGTTAACTAGTTCATCGAAATACGGAGAATCTTCCAAAAGCTTACTCATAATATATCCTTTATAATGGATGCCCCTCCAGGGATCGAACCTGAACTCTTCTGAATCAAAATCAGACGTGTTGCCAATTACACCAAGGGGCAATAAAAGTGGTGGGAAAGTGAGGTATCGATCCTCCCCCGCGAACGGATCAGATTTACAGTCTGACTGCCGGAGCCACCGGCTTTACCTTCCCTTATTCTATACACCCTATCGGTTAACTCCATTCTAGATCGCGGTAAGGAATCCGATATTCGCCAGCGTTCCCCGTCTGTTAGTCTGGCTAGGTCTCTCCGGTAGGTTCTAGAATACCGGATAATTCTGGTGGACGGTCTGGGGCTCGAACCCAGGACCTACAGGTTAAAAGCCCGTTGCTCTACCTACTGAGCTAACCGTCCGAAATGGTAGACGATGTAGGGTTCGAACCTACGACCCGCTGATTAAGAGTCAGCTGCTCTACCGACTGAGCTAATCGTCCATGTTAAACTTACAGATACCGATGAGGACCGAAATCATATTCCGCATGTGCACCTAGCACACGGCGATCGATATAATATTCGTCCACCATCGTCTGATCCCGAAGGTAAACACCTAAGGCATCTACTGCTTCTTGTTCAGAAGCGTAAACACCGAGAAGATAATCACCTTCGACATCCATCGAACCCATTAATGCAAAAACTTCCATGACAAATTCCTTTAATTCAAATTAGATAGACAAAGCTGAACGTTGATACTTAATTTCACGCATAAACTGATTAGTAGTTGCTTCGCTGAAATCAAAACCATTGCATTCCATTTCGTCTTGGATGCGAAGAGCATCATCAAGGCTAATTTCAAGAATCTTAGCAATTTCACGAGTGTAGTAGTTCATGTCAGTTTCCATTCCTTATATTTTTAGTATAGTACATTTTCAAAATAATGTAAACTAAAAAATGCACGGATGAAAAAATAATTTGGTAGGGGTAGTGGGATTCGAACCCACACTGTGCGGATTTTAAGTCCGCTGACTCTAACCAATTGGCCCATACCCCCATGGGGTGATCGACGGGTATCGAGCCCGCAACTCCGGATTCACAATCCAGCATGTATCCATTAACACCTCGACCACCATAAACTCGTGTCAGACCCCGCCGGATAACCAGCACCTCACGACACCCGCTACGCAGGCACCGTCTGACATTGCCCTAGCGTTTCCCTCATCTTGGCGGAACGTCAGGGAGTCGAACCCTGTCTACCCTAAGGTAGTACACCTTAGCAGGGTGCTGCATTACCGTCCTGCCCACGTTCCTAAAACTTGGTAGCCCCGAGCGGTTTCGATCCGCCTTCTCGTCAGTGAAAGTGACGTGTCCTAGCCAGTAGACGACGGGGCCATTGGAGCGGACGATGGGATTCGAACCCACGACCTTCTCGTTGGCAACGAGAAGCTCTACCGCTGAGCTACGTCCGCATGGAGGAAGCGGTGGGATTCGAACCCACGGTACCCGCAAAGGTACGACAGTTTTCAAGACTGTATCAATCGACCACTCTGACACGCTTCCAATGTTTGGTGCGTCTAGTAGGCTCCGACCCTACGACCTCACCCTTATCAGGGGTGTGCTCTACCAACTGAGCTATAGACGCACATAAAGAGTTTCTAACGATGTCAAAGAACAAGTCTGGCGAGGGTGCCAGAATAGAAAAGTGGCGAAGGTGCAAGGATTCGAACCCTGACTAACGGAGTTGGAAGCCGTCGTGCTACCGTTACACTACACCGACACGTTTCTTTGGTAACCATCCTTATCAATGTAAGGTTTTGGTTTACGAGAAGGATTCTTGCGATTCCTTGCCGCATATGTTTTAGTTTGACTATGACAATTTGGACAAAGAAACGAAAGATTCTCTAACCTATTATCATTGCTTATACCATTTTTATGTTCAAGCTGAAGAACTAATGTTTTACCATTCCATTCATCAGTTATTCCACAATCATCACACTTATAAGGGACTAATTTTTCTTCTATTAGTCTTTTTTTAACATGATGTCTTGCAATAGTACATTTATCAACAAACATATCTTCATTAGATGTTCGTCTACTCTTAGAGTATTCTACTAATCCATGATAATTTTTACCAGCAGTTGGTGAAACAAAACCTTTAGCCATATATTATCTCCTTAGAGATATTTATACAGCATGTTGGTATCTTATACACAAATGCTAAAAATAATTATCAAACTGGCGAACTTGATGGGTTTCGATCCCACTACCTCCAGCGTGACAAGCTGGCGCTCTCCCGATTGAGCTACAAGTCCATGAAACCATATTTATAACAAAAGAACAAAAATGTCAACAATTATTTTTAGTTTAAGTGACGTACCGCATGATCAGCAGCATGAGTAGCTGCGAAAGCAGAAGGTTTAATCTTGGCATCGATACCGAGAGATCCCTTTACCCAGCCAAGCGCTTCCTTCACAGCCACGGATGACTTGTGCTTTGGATTCGGATTGATATCCAAATGGATTTCCATATGGCGATCACCAAGAACATCAATAATATCAGTTGCAGCTGTTACAGCATACTGGACCTCTGTCAACAAACGTTGCTTTAGGTTACCATAGTCTGGCATATCTACTGAACTGTGAAACAACCTGCAACCCTTTTTAGATTCCATATGAACAATGATAACAGTGCTGTACTTAGCATACCACATCTTGTTCTTACGAAAACGAATCGAGTCACAACCGATGTAAACCGATGACTGCGGACTCGAGTCTAGGATTGCTTGCTTTGCTTGTTCAATCATTATACGTACTCAAAAATGGAGTCACGGGCGGGATTCGAACCCGCGGCTTTCAGGTTTTGCAGACCTGTGCATTGGACCACTCTGCCACCGTGACATGGTACTCCTGGAGGGAATCGAACCCCCAACCTAGCCCTTATGAGGGGCCAGCTCTGACCGTTGAGCTACAGGAGTGGAATTGGTGCGCCGTGCAGGACTCGAACCTGCTGCCTCAAGATTAGAAGTCTCGCGCTCTATCCAGATGAGCTAACGGCGCAATTGATTAGGCGATACGACCTATTCGATGGAGGAGAAGAGCAACCTTGGTTAGCTCATCCGACGTACGACGTATTGCGTTCGCTTTCTTCAGACTTGACAAGCATATCCTTGTAGTAGAACAAAGCGTTCTTCAGAATAGGCATGTCTGCTGGTGCGAACGTACCGCCTTTTGCTTCCTTAATCATTACTTCGACTCCAACAACCAAGTGTTAGCGGTGTCCATCCAGTCAAGAGCTTCGACTGGCAAAGATTCACCACGACGCTTAGCGTTCAATAGTTCGCAGAAAGTTACTTCTACTGCCTTTGGATTTTCCATAGTTGGAAATGCAAACAATTCGACTTCCATAAGATACTCCATTATATAATATATATCAACCGCGAATGAAAGCGATGATAAAAACAATTAAAAAAATCAAGAGACCGATAGAGATTGGAATCCAGAAAGGAGCCAATACCCACAACCACGACCAAGTGATATGACCAGTCAGTTTCAGCGTGATAAAGATGAGACCAAGGATTCCAAAAATCGGAAAATTGACATTTACATCTTTAGAATTCGACATGATTAATTCCTAACATAAACAGAGAAGTGAGTGGCGTCGGCCAAAAGACAATCCTGCATTGCACGATGACGTGAGCGAAGATAAGTAGTCTTATCATTGCGAGTCATTTCGCGACCAATAGAAACGGCACGTGGGCCACGATAGCGAGCACGAACCGAAATTCCAGCGTCACGATACATAGCCAGAACCTTTTCCCGCATTGCAATTGGGATCCAATAGGCAAGAGCGTTTTGGCCGGTAGGAGCCGGGAAGAGAGATTCGAGAGCCTGAATTTCAACGTTAGTCATAATATTTCCTTTCATTCCGTATATTCTTAGTATAGTACATTTTGATAAAAATGTCAACCATTATTTTTTGTGCAACGACAAAATTTTTGCTCTTTGTATTACCCAAGGATCGAAGGGTAGATGAGTACCAGTGGCACCGGTCCAGTCTGCAAAGGCTTCATCATAAAATCCTATTACCTTCTTTTGCTTCTGTAGTTCGGTAAGCTCATCAGCCCATTTTTGCCACGTATGATCGTCGATGACGTTATCATCAAGAACATAGTACAGATACGAATGAATCATCATCTGTGTCCTACGCTGACGAATCTTTTCAGACAACGTCTGAATCTCGTTCACCATAGGATCGTCATCCAACCACGCAGAGAGATTAGTCATTACTCCGACAACCACCGAGCAATGGAACCAAATTTGAGGTCGAACTTATACTCGAGAGACTCGAGACCATAGAAGTTAAACTCATCAGCGCTAATGCCATGTGCATCAGCAATGATCTCGATTGCACGTTCGCGAGTGCAACCCTGGACGATCTGCATCGTTTCCTCAACGCGAGTAACGAAGTCAGCAAAGTTCTTTTGCTGCTCGATGGCTTCTTGAGCGCTTTGCTCGTTCAGGCGATTGACAAGGAATTCAAAATCTTTATCGAACTCTTCGACCGACTCGAACTGAGCGTAACGAGGACGACTACCATACACGTCCTTGTACAGGTCCGAGTAGATGTCACCATCACGGCTATTGGTGGCAGTGTTGATATCAGTAAGAGTAAGCATATTGATCTCCATTCCTTATATTCTTAGTATAGTATATTTTCAAAATAATGTCAATAAGAATTATGCATCTGAATATCTTTTAGATGCGGAGAGATCTGCTTGGCAGAGTACTGAACTCCATCAATCTCAAAGAAGTGCCGACCACCAATTGGTCCAACCTTTTCCCAGCGAAGTTTCAATGCTTCGCCTTCACGAAAGGGGCTAATACCCCAGGTCCATTTACGACCAGTCCGCAATTCGAAAGCGCCACCAGAGAGATTCGTAATCATTATGTATTCCTTCATTCCTTATATTCTTAGTATATCAAAACTTTGATATAATGTACATAAAAAAATGCACTCAGAATCAACCAAGTGCATTTTTATTTTTCAATATAATGAATGACTTATTTTTTTCGACCAATATTATATTTGGTAACTAAGCTCCATTGGTCCTTTTCCTTGAACGGAAGAATCTTAATCTGGCTCAGTGGAGTCACAGGAGCTTTGATCTTTTCTGGTTCTACAACCGCGATCAATCCCCAGTCTGAAAGCAACTGAACAATTGTATTTCTGCGACCTTTGTCTTCATCTGAAAAGTTTGAAGGCTTGCCATCTAAAGCAAACAATTCCTTGAAGTGTACAATGTAGTACTTGCCCTGCTTATGCAGAATGTGGCATGACTGATAGAGTGTGCTATCCTTACGTGATGCAACTCCAATGCGTGTCAGTGTCTCGCGTACTTTTAGGAAATCGTCTTCTTCTCCAAGTCTCACCTCAATTAAACTATCGATTAAACTCATCTTTTTATCCCACCCTTATCAAGCTTTTTCTTTATTGTTTTTATCTGATCAGGTGTGAGGAGCTCGAGAGCGGTCTTGGCTTTTTGACGGTTGTATCCGAAATGTTCCATGATAGCTTCAAGATCTTCATCCTTTTCTTTCTTCACCCATTTGGAAAACCGTTTACTGGGTCGTATAATATTTATCAAGAAAGAATATTGAAGCTTATGGTCGAGATGGTGGTTGCAGTTCATCATATTTGCAGCATGAATAGTGTCTGCAAAGTATGAAAGAGCTTTGTTAGTAAGCCATGGGCTATAAGTCTTTTCGGCTAGTTCGTCGTTTTCAGTTCCCTTCATCAGGTTCTTCTTCGACGTATTAATGGATGTTACAAAATCAAATGGGTTCATTGCTCCGACCCTTCATATTCAATTCAGCAGACTTATCAAAGAAGTCTGCGCAGTTCTCACAAATCTCAAGAGAGACTATTCCATCATCGGTATTCAACCGCATTTCATGGAACGGTACACTCTTGAGATACTTCTCTTCACACACGGCACAGGTTTTGTTCCGAGCGAACCAGGTCATGCAAACGTACAGTCAGCCATGATCTCGGTAAGACAAGCAACGAGATTGATTTCAGGATCAGCAGCGAATGAATTCTGATACTGGTACTTAGAAAGATGAAGCACCAACATTGGAATGCTACCGGCAACCAGATAAGTTTCAGCCTTATCATAGAATGCGCGAAAGAACTCATTGGTATCCATGTCGGATTCAGCAACCCACTTACGAACAGCAGTGAAGTTCTTGTCCTTCATGTAACCAATTAGTTTGCCGAGAGAATCATCGCTAAAGTTACGCAGGATACCGGTATCAATACTTCCAGTAGCGCTGTAACGTTGGAGTTCGTTGATAACTCGACGCCAATCTGGGAAATGCTTTTTGATAACTTCGACGACAGTTGATTTATCATAGGTTACACTTTCATTATCTAGAATACCACAAACACGACGAAGGAACTGCTTGGCGAGTTCCGGAAGTTCAGACTTACGAATCTTGAACTTGATAACCGAACAACGAGAGTGGAGAGGCTCGATGATACGATCAACAAAGTTACAAGTTAGAATGAAACCACAATTGGCACTGAACTCTTCCATAAAGTTACGAAGAGCTGGCTGAGTAGACTGAGCATTGAGATAGTCAGCCTCATCAAGGATAACCATCTTACGGCCGCCGGACAAAGAGACCGAACTTGCAAAACGTGAGATGTCGTTACGCAGAGTATCGATGTTACCATTCATCGAGCCGTTGATTACGATATAGTCGCAACCAAGTTCTTCACACATGGCTTTGGCGACAGTTGTCTTACCAACACCTGCCGTACCAGAGAGAATGAGATTAGGAATGTTTTTCTGATCAACAAACTGTTGGAATACCTTCTTCAAATCTTCAGGAAGGATAGTGTCCTTGATTGTTTTGGGTCTGTAGCGCTCTACCCACAGCGGATTTGGACTGGTCAAAGTGCTCATTATATAGTTCTCCATGTTTTTTCAAAAATTTAGCAGAATGCCCAGTAGATCTACTGGCATCTGCAATAGAATTATATTCTATACCATTATATAAAATACGTACACTGTTTTTTGGTGTTTTACCAAACATCCCGTTGTTTTCACCAGAAAGTTTTTTTCCTCTAAGAGATCTTTCTTCAATGGATAAAGAATCCCAATGTTTTTTTCTAGCCAGTGCTTGCTTCTTTATAGCATCTGTAGTATGCTTTTTTCCTCTCATACCGTGAGAGGCATATGATTCTTTAGATCTATTTAAGTGATGGATTTTAATAGCTTCTTTCCAAGAATCATAATGACTCATATCTCCACCGGTTCCACCTAAAGTAGCGTTATAACCGTGTTTATATGTATCATATTCTTGAATGAAATATGATTCTTTGAGTTTTGCATCTGTTTCATTGAGAATATTGTTTTCAAGAACAGTAAATTCAAAATTTTCAATT